TCGAACTGATGCGAAAAGCGCAAAAGGAGTATTTCAAAACTCGCTCGCAAACTGCACTGCGCAATGCTAAAGCACTCGAAGCAGAGATAGATAGGGAGATAGACAGAGTGAACAACATATTGGACACAGGAAAGAGCCAACCTCAACAGAAATTTTTATTTAACGATTAAAACATAAAATTATGAACTCAACAGTATTAAAAGAAATCATTGCTTTCCTCTTCGGGAGAAAGTATTACGCCAACATCATCAATACCCGTGGAACAGCAAAATGCGAAATCTGTTCTTTCATCTTCACGACAAAGGAAGCAGCGGAGGAACACCGGAGAACCATAGGAGGAACGATGTCGTTCTCCTACATTGAGACAATATCGTTCCGCTCCCGTAAGGACTACACCGAGAAGCCTGTTCTTCAGTAATAAGTTAAACAGTAAGAAACAACCGTTTATAGTATTTTCGCCCTATGATGATTAGAAAAGTAATAAATTGGTTTCGGTCGCTTCGGTATTATGTCTTGGTGGACTCCGAAGACAATTCTGTAACGCTGTCAAAACACCTGTTCCGTCACATCCGGAACAATGCCAAGGACTGCGGTAGCACAAGCGTGTTTGTGTTCGCTATTCCCGACTGCGACACCTACGGCTTTATGCAGGACCACGGCATAGAGCAGCCGACACAATTGTGCGATATTCAGTACAACGACAAGCATAAGTGCATCGGATTTGAAACGCTTTGCCCGTCTGTTGGTACTATCCTCTACCAATTTGGACTGCCGTCAGACTGCCGTATCAAACTGTCCGTTTCTGTGAAAAGAAATGTGCTTGGTAAGATTTACTATCAACTCGATAAGCCAAACCCAAATGCAAAGCATATTAGGAAATACTCGCAAGGCTGACATCGTATTCCATTCATCAGGAAGGATAGACATCACCGCCCGTGTTGCAAAGTCTCTCGGCTTGCAGCACGGCGATGTCGTAGATATTATGCTCAACAGTGGAGAGTGGTATCTGTACATCAAGTACCACGCTCCCGTCTATGGCCGGCACGAGGGTATGGCATATCGTTCCAACGCAAGGGGAAATCACTTCCGTGTTTGGTCAAAGGCTCTCTGCAATGCGATACTCAAGGAATGCCAGGCAAGCGACAAGGTGAAACTATGCGTAAGTGATCCCGTGGACTTATATATCTATGGCAAGGCACTACCGATAATAATTAAATATATTCTGCTATGACAAATGAACTGAAATACAACGGGCATTCTGCCAATCCGTCAGACTATGAATGCAATGACGGAGATTTGGCCACCTCGATAGGCGTTGTTTCTGAGGATGGCACGATGAAGCCGATATTGCCTCCTGCGGAAATAATGGAACTCGAAGTTGGCGATGTCGTGAAGTTCATTCACGAGACATCAAACTTTAAGCATTACATCCTGCTCAACACTAACGGTAGATTGAGTTGGAAGAATAAGGAGGATACAGAGCAGACCACTCTGCACTATTTCTCGAAAGCAAGTAACGTGTACCAAGTAACCGGTGTCGGCAACACATTGGTTGTGCTTGCCACAGACGGTATGCACTATTTCCTATGGAAAGGTGTAACGGACGGATATTTGTACTTGGGAACTCAGATACCGGAGTGTCCTTTGTCTTTCGGTTTGCAGGGCGAAATGAAGCGCACAGATGAATTTGAAATTTCATTTGACAGCATCAGCGAGGGAAATCTTTGGAACGAGTTTACGGATTCCAACAAGACACGCATCACAGGGCAAGTCTTGGCCAAGGTAAACAAGTTCATTGCAGACAACTCCACGAATAAGGGCAAATTCCTGTATCCTTTCCTGCTTCGCTATGCTTATCGCCTGTATGATGGCTCTCTTACGATGCACTCTGCCCCAATACTGATGATTGCTTCATCCGACCTTGCTCCGCAGGTTTTCTATACGCACATCACAGGTAAGAGTTCATACACAAATGCAAAGTTGAGGGTCGTTGGCGTTTTCCATACATTGGACTATGCTGTGGTAAACCAATACCAACTCAACAACCTGCTGAATTGGAAAGACATCGTGAGTTCCGTTGATGTGTTCATATCGAAACCGATATACACCTACGACCAAAACGGAGAATGCACATCGTTCAAACAGGTGGACAAAAGCGACGGCTATTGCGTGTGCAAGCATACCAACCAAGCAGCGAGTACGGATAAATATCCGCTGCGATACCAATACAACAAGTTCAGCAAACTATATGCTTTCACATACAATCCGAGCAATTTTTCTTATCCGGCAGGTCGTCTTATGCTTCCGGAGAGGGGCGTGGATGATGTAAAAAACGACATCAAAGAATGTTCTCAATTCTATTTGCTTGAAAGCATAAAGGTGGAGCAACTTACAACTAATCGTACTGAACTTCCGGTTGAGGAGGACTATTTGCAGTCTCTCGTGACAAGAGAGGTAATGACGGATGATTATGACAGCCACGACAAAATTATTCCGCAATACTCATTCCCTTATAACAGCAGACTGAACATTGCAAATCTGAAAAAGCAATTATTTCAAGGACATTCGGCTGCGTGCCTGTTGAACTATAGTAACGGTTTCGTTTTGAATTGGGGAGATAGCTCTCCGACAGGAGCGGATTGGACATTCTCTGTAAGCGTGTATGTGTTCATAAAGCAGGACGGCAGGGATATAGTCGTGCGGGGCGATGGAGGTAAAATAGGATACAAATCACCTATATTGTTCCTGTACTATCCGAACACGAATGCATACAAGGCTATTGTGCAGGTTACGCAATATGGTATGGGTGATTTATATGAAGTTCCTTTGGAGAAGCACAGTTTCCTCAATGGTGCATTTTACTTTGCTGGGTGGGAGGATTTGAAAAATAAGACGAACAGTGTCCCTACTGTGTCGAGCATTTCCGACAGGACCATTGATATTGTCAATAAAATATACACATCCGAGGTAAACAACCCGTTTGTGTTCCCTCTGCTCGGCATCAACACTGTAGGAACAGGAAATATTTACGGCATATCATCTGCTGCCAAGGCTCTTTCAGAGGGCCAGTTCGGACAGTTCCCTCTCTACGCTTTCACGTCCGAGGGAGTATGGGCGTTGGAGGTGTCCGCCACCGGCTCATACTCTGCCAAGCAACCAATCACCCGTGATGTCTGCATCAATGCCGACAGCATTACGCAGATAGACAGTGCTGTTCTGTTCGCTACCAATCGTGGCATTATGCTCATAAGCGGTTCGGAAACGCAGTGCATTACCGATGTAATCAACGCTCCGGAACTATTCTCGATAGCCGACCTGCCGAAGAACGATGCTCTGGTCTCCATCTTCAACAGCAAGGCTCACGATTACGAGAAGCTGACGTTGGAAGATATTACGATGATTCCTTTCCTCGACTTCCTGTCAGCGTGCCGTATGGTCTATGACTACACGCACCAACGCATCATAGTCTATAATCCTACCGTGCGCTACGCCTATGTGTATTCGTTGAAGTCGCACTTTTGGGGGATGATGTTGTCCGATGTGAACGATAATGTCAATTCCTATCCGGAAGCACTTGCGATGTCGAAGAAGAAAAAGACCGTAGTAAACGAGGACGGACAGGAAAGCACTACGACCGTCCCTGTATTGGTCGATTTTACGCAATCGTCAGTAGATTCCACAACCGGGTTAATTATTACTCGACCGTTCAAGATGAGCGACCCGGATATATTCAAGACCATTGACACAATCATACAGAGGGGATTCTTCAAGAGCAAGAATGTGCAGCAGGTACTGTATGGCTCAAACGACCTGTACAATTGGCATACGGTATGGAGCAGCAAGGATAGGTATATGCGTGGCTTCCGTGGCACTCCTTACAAGTCGTTCCGGCTCGCCATTATATGCAGGCTCGACAAGGCGGAGAATATCTACGGATGCAGCATACAGTACAATCCTCGAAGATTGAACCAACCGAGATAACATCGCTTCATCTCATAAAAGGATAATTCGGTTATAAAGAAAAAAGCACCGACATCTGCGAAGACCTCGGTGCTTAATTATTTCTGTACTATCAGAAAGGCTTCAGTTTGCGCCTTACCTTTCCCGACCTCGATACAAGTGATGTCTGTATCTTCATCTTTAGGCTGCGCATCTTGTCCTCCCAATTCGCTTGGCTTTTCGGGTTGGTGATGCTCATCCAATCGGCAAGCACCCGACAAACGAGGTACTCGTGTATCAGATGCGCCAGCAGTTTCAACGTGGTAAGCGAAAAGTCTTCGGGCAATGTGAGTTCTATCTTGTAATCGTCCGGTGCTACCAATATATCATCAAGTGCTTCCTGCTCGTCCGGTATCTCCTCTTTGGTGTAGGGATAGAGCATTTCCACGCACTCCGAATGTGCGAGGTTCAGCACACGGGTAACACGGTCCACATTACCACTCTGCCCGATGTCGAACACCTGATGCCTGGAGTGTTCATCATCTTCATTCAGAATGTCGCCCTCGACAAAGGAATAGTTCTCCGCATCGTAGAGCAATTCCGCACGCTTGAATGTCAGCGTTGCCGACATAGTTTTCGGCTCGCTGTCTTTATAACAACAAGATGCCATATCCGTCAGAGTTGATTAGTAAGTAGGTCTTTCCGGACGGCTGCGCTTATAGAGCGCACGCTTCACGTTCTCAAGGCTGACGTTGCTGTGTGCCACATAGGTCTGCGCATCCTCCTTGTTGGTAATGGCAAACCAATCACCGAGAGCCATATCTACGAGGTAGGCGTGGATGCCGTTGCCGAGAGCGTCAGCGGACGAGTTGTTGTAATTGCTCGGCAGCTCGAAAGCAAGCATCAGCGTGCCGTCATTGTCAATCTCCGTGTTGATGAGGTTGTTGCTCGTGGATTTATCCTCGGACAGATATTCTCCAAGCAGGCTTTTCAACGATGCGAAAGCATTTGCAAGAGAACGTCTGATTTGGTAACCATTCTCTGTATCATCGCTCGCCTGCATATTAGAAGCAGCTTCGTATCCTTTCGTCCCCTCGGCTTCACGAGCCTGTCCGGTCAAGTAAGCCTTGTTCTGAATGTCATACACAAGTTCCTTTACCTGCTGGGTAACAGTCAATGTTTTCTTATTCTCTGCCATAGTCGGTATAATTAAATGTTATCGTTATTATAAGTCGGGCGCATCGGCTTCTTCTTGAAGTACGCCTTGCGCATTATGTCCTCCAAATAGGTGGCTGCTTCCGTGGCATAACCTGTGGCTTCCTGCTTGTTGGTAAAGGTGTACCACTTCGCTGTGATGTTCATCACGAAGAAAGAGAACAGGCTGCGCTGCATACTCTCCGTAAGAGCTTCATCGAATGAAGCGGACAACTGCAAGGCGAGTGTAAACACCCCGTCAGTCTCCGATTCGGATGTCAGCAACTTCTTCGTGGTGTTGCAGACTGTGTTCTTGCTCTCGTTCCAAAAGCGTTCAAGCATACTCTGGTCCTCATCGGTCGTGAAAATACGGTCGTATGCGTTTTCATCGTCCATTTTCGCACCAGTGTAGGATGTGGTCTGCGCCACTTCCTCATACACCGATTTCTTGTCTATCGTAAATGTAATGTCTATCATAGTCAAAAACTGAATAAGTTACACGTTATTCCCACTCCGAGATAAGGTTGGAATCCGGCAGGCGTAATGCCATAGCCAGCTTGCACTCCAACGCTCCAACGCTTGGATTTCGTCTGTGAGCGTATGGTCAGTACCTCACGCTTGGGAAAGACAAGCATTTCATCAAGACTTACATTATATCCGCTGATAACAGCACGGTAGGTGCTGTCCTCGTACACTTTCTGCGTTATCGGTATCAGCACATCCGCACTGTCTAATAGCTCCGGCTCTTCTTTGCAAAGTAAATCCTCGGATTCAGTAGCCTGCCTGTTTTCAAGGCTGTCCTTTTTGTCCGGCGTTTTCTCGTCTTTGACGGCAGGCAGTCTCTTGGTAACATATCGTATAACGATGCTGTCTTTCGGGATAGGCTTGTAGTAAGGTATGGTATCCACGAATACGGAGCGTTCCTGCAACTCGTTCCACCTGTCCGCATAGTGGCGTACATTAAGCAGAAGCGAAGCGAGGAACAGCGCCACGAGCAGGCAGAGGGCTATGTTTTTAATCCTTTCCATACTTGTCCACATAATTGATGATACCGTCAATGTGGGTTTTCACAATCTGTGTCCTCCCCTCCAAAGAAAGCAGGTAGGAGACATCTTCCTTGTTGTCTTGGAAGAAGTTTTCCGTTAGCACGGCAGGGCATTTGGTCTTGCGCAGGATATAGAACGATTCCTCAAAATCGGGGTCTCCGTCCGAGAAGTCCTTGCGGATTTTCTGATTTATGAAATTGGCTTCAGCTGCTTTATACAGGATTGTCGCCAACTCGTCAGCCTTGGTCGTGCCTTTCGAGGTGTAGGCACTCCAACCTCTTGCTTTCATCCACGCACTGCTGTCTCCAGCTGCATTGCAGTGCACGGAGACAAGGATAACCTTATCGGCTCCCAACTTACCGCACCACTCGTTCGTCCTGCGTGTGCGCTCCTGCAGGGATATATCCTCTGACTCCGGGACGAGAAGTTCGGCATCATATCCTTGCTCTTTCAGTTTCTCAACAATCTTGTGGGCAATCTCTCGTGTATACCTGTATTCACGGAACAATCCATCGGGACTGCGTTTCCCCGGTGTCTCCTCTCCGTGTCCGTTGTCGATAAGTATCTTCATTGCTATTACTCGTTTAAGCGTTTATAAAAGTCTGTCTTGATGTCATCGTAGGCAAGTTTCACGTTGGTAAAAGCACGCTTGTTATTAGCTCCGTCCTCGTTGTAGATTTCATTCTCCACCACAACTGCAACCTGTTCTATCCAATCCTCGTTGCAGTATTTGGACAGGGGTTGTCCCCTGTAGGTGAACGTGTCAAAGCGTGCTTTCCTGTCATTGTGTATCACGGTAAGGTATTTCCTTATCTTCTCTGCCGTGGCAGCCTTGTCCGCGATGTGGTTTTCTTCCCTCACTTTCTTTATCAGCCGACAGGTTTGCTCCACTGACAGGTCGAAAGCGAATCCGGACAGGTTACGCAAGCGAAGTTGTGTCTCCGAGCGCAGACCCTCCGCTATGTCAATCAGCAACTCGTTCTGCTTGTGTGTCTCTTCCCTTACTTCCTGTAGTCCGTTGCGGTTATCGTCAAGGATGGTAGTGATGATGCTCTTGAACCACTTGAATATGGCTATCCACATCAGCAGAGACAGTGCGATGAACGCTGCACCAATGACAATCAGAAGTCCGTAGTCGCTTATGCCTTTTGCAAGTTCCAATGTACTCTCCACATCATTCATACCCAAAAGAACATTAAGCGTCCGAGAGCTGCACCGGCTATGGTCAGTCCCAAGTCAATCCAATCCCATTCGTCCCCGTGCGCCTTGTCCTTGAACTCTATCGCTCCAGCGGTAAGAGTACCTGCATACAGGGCTGTGAACCAATCAATGGCGCATATGCCTATGAGGATACCGCCTACAAGGTGTTTCCACCTGTTGCTTGTTTTCAACCAATCTAAAATCTTTCTCATATCTTGTAGTATTAAATGAACACGCGCCAATCCACACCGTCCTTTTCCTCCCAGCCGGCTTTGAGGGTGTTGTTGATGTGGACCATTGCCTTTGAATAGAAGTCTCGGAAATCTTCAAGTTCCTTGAAATCGTGGTATATCGGCTTGCCGTCCTCGGTCTCTCCGAGTTTGAATGTTACAGGGAGCGTTGCGCCCTGCGACATCTCCGCCATATCATAAGCAGCCTTGAAATTGAATTGGTTCTCCGTGGAAAGATACACCCTCGTACCGTTCCATACGAAGCCAGATAGAATATCCTCGTCCGTGCGCCGGTTAATCTCCGCTATGATTATGGACTTTATTTCATCGAGAGAGGGTTTGTAGGAAAAGCGTTTGCGCCAATCCCAACCGCTTGCACCTTCAGTGCCGTAGCCGTATATCAATTCCCACTTGTTGCGACCAATCTGCATCAAGCCGTCATTGCGTTCTGTTGCTCCGTATCTCTTTTCCATTGTATGTGATGTTATATAACACAAAAATAATTTCTCTTTTCCTGCTAATCGGTTTATCTTATTACGCTTAAGTGAAGCGGTATTTCACCTTGTTTCCATCGTACCTGTCGCTCACGATGGTGGTCTCGAACGGGAAACCGTCCTCCTCGTCCGCAATTTGGTCAAGTATGTTCTTCATCTCCTCCGATGCGGTGAAGAACTTTCCCCACATTCCAGTCTGGACATTGCGGAACGACACAAGATACCGTCCGTCTCCCTGCGAGGTTTTGACATCCTTTTCATAGTCGTGTACCTCTATAAGCATATTCTGAACCGCTGCAAGGCGCATAGTGTCTCCGGCGAATCTTTTCTTGCCGTCTTTCGGGGTATATACGATACCCATTTCTCCGAATTTCTTCATTCTTTCTCCTGTTAATATGTAATACAAATGTTTGCAGTCAGCGTGGCAAGCCATTCCCTTGAATGCTCCTTTGATGGACTGCCTGCGCTTCCTTGATTTTACCCTCGCCAACTTGCGTGCTGCATTCTGCTTCGTGCGCTTGCGCAAGAGAGAGTATGTACGGAAGTGTACATAACCCAAATAGTCAAGTCCCTCCGTCAGCGGTCTAACCGCTTCGCTCGGCTTTATGGTCAAGCATATCTTGGTCATTGCGCTTACGAGTATGTTCCTCAATCGCCACAGTTCCTTTTTACTATTTGCAAAGAAAACAATGTCATCGCAATAGCGGTAGTACAGGTAGCGCACTTCAAATGTTCCGTCTTTTTGTTCGAGTTCGTATGTAGCTACCTCTTTTAACATAAGGTGATCCACTTCGCTCAAGAATAGGTTTGCGAAACATTGGGAGGAACGTAAGCCTTTCGACAATCCCTCAGGCAACAGTTCTATGAAGTTATCGAGGATTGGCAACAAGCGTTCATCGCTCACATACTTTCTTATCAAAAGTTTCATCAGAAACTGTTGGATGCTGTCGTAGTAGTGGAATACATCGCACTGATAATAGTGCGATGTCAGTTCGGAAACGTTCCTTATGTCGGTCTCAACGATATGGTGAAGCCAGTGCATACCTCTTCCAGGTATGCTCGCTGCGGTGTTCTTGATGAGTGTCGGGTAGGTATACTGCTCGATGATAACCATTACTGCGTGGCATCCGACCCTGCAATACACTTTCGGTGCTTGCACACGCCTCATCTTCGGACCATCCTTTACATCAAGTTCCTTAAAGTCGTCCTTGCCTATGCGGAAAGTGCCGTCTTTAAGGTCTTTCTCCAACTTATCGCACAGTTCCTGCTTCTTCGGTTTGTAGTATTCTCTTTGCTGTGGGCATTCGAGATGGCCAATAACATAGTCAAAAGCCATTTCTATATTCGCCTTGTCTGCTATTTCATCTAATAGATTGTTTAGAGGAAACTTTATTTCATTCATAATATTTACATCTGCGCCTTCTGGCACCAAGTGATTTTTCGGCTTTCTTCCTTGCGGAGAGGGTTGCCGGGGCTCGTGTCTTTCGCCCACTGCTGTGGCTAACTCGTAGCCGTTGCAGGAGAGACGATTATATAAGAGCGTGGCACAAGTCCACGATTATGTGCTTGAATGTGAGCCGAGAGCCGTAGTTCGAGTTCGAGTTCGAAGAATCGTTATTCGCGTTCGCATAGACGAGACCGCCATTCGCATTCGCATTGTTGTTCGAACGGAGCACAGCCCGGCTAAAGACACTCTACCTTCTTCGGCAGTCCTTTGTCCGGACTGCCCGTAAATACTATTTTTCAGCCACCCTGTCGGGCGAACTTGGGAGAGTGAGCAGCCCCCACTTACGAGGGGTCTCTCACTCTGACGATTTTCGTTCTTTTCATATTCCTTTCGCTTTTCGTTATCCGACTATCTCGATTTCTCCGCAGAAGGCGAGCCGAGAGCCGTAGCTCGAGTGCGAGTACGAAGAACCGTTATTCGCGTTCGCATAGACGAGACCGCCATACGCATACGCATTGAAGCTCGAACGGAGCACAGCCCGGCCTGTACTGCCACTGTACCATTGTGCATCGGAATAGTGGGTATTCCATTTGCTACTATCGGTGGTTACTCGTGAAGCAATTACATCGGCATATCTGCCGAACTTCACACGACCTATGCAGCATCCAGAGTTCTCACTGATGCCCTTGACACGTCTCTCTGTTCCTGTCTGCGGATTATAGATGTTCCAAACGGCATCCACGACATAATCGCCTTTAGCTACGCACTTGTCTTTCTTGTACTGCAGGTAAGACGGAGCGTTGATGACAACGTTGTCCATCCACTCGGAGTTACAGCCAACAAAGTTTTGAATACCAAATATCAAGTTACCCGTACCTGTACCGCCTGTGATGCGTGTCTGATTACCATAAGAGTTCAGCGCACCGGTGGTGTACTGCGAACCTTGACCGTAACCGCATTGCGCCTGTATGTCTCGGTCTCCGACCAATCCCATAACGAGGTTGGCAATGTCCTTGCTTATCTCGTAGTCGATTGCTTGATAGCCCTCACCACGCAAAGCGCACAGGTTCATAAAGTCCTTCATCGTGTAGTTGAGGGTAGTAGGTGCGGCCTCGTTCAGCAACTTGCCGTCCGCATCATACTTCCACTCTCCGCTCGTGGTGTCTGTTCCTGTCCCGGTTTGCGTCTTGCGTCCGCTGATGCTTCGAGGCATACCCTGCGCATCAACACTCAAACCATATACACCGACAAGGCGTTGCTTGGTATGCACCCAATCCGGCTCTATGGCTTCAATTTCGGCACTATCCACGGCAATGGCTTCCTTATCGTCATATCCACTGAAAGCGGTAAAGAGAAGCCTTTCCGCACGCTTCGGCACATTGCAGAAAACATAGTCTCCCGGAACGAAGTCGAACAGGGCGTGATTGACAAGCATATTGAATGTGCTGACAACCTTGTCGTTCTTGTCCACGAACACCGCTCCGATAACGGAGTTGTTCATTCCGAGGAAGCGTACCTGCTTCATACCGGTTACCTCAATCCCGTACACGTTCGCATTCGGGTTGTTGGTAAACGAGTAATCATCGCCCTCTTTCAGTTTCGTGCCGTCCACGCTCGTATAGATGCAGGAAAACTCCTTGACAAGAATGTCTCCCAACTTCTTACGGTTTATCTTTGTGGCGGTAGAAAGAGGTTCTTCGGTATTGCTGCTTACGACAAAGTATTTCTTCTGATTCTTGAAGTCGTTGATGCCCTTGTAGTAATACTCCGGTATCAGTTTCATCACATCGAAGTTCTCTCCTGCGTTGTCTGTAGGGTCATAGCCTGTTCCGTCTTTTAGCAGGGCATAGTCGGAGTCCGAAATCTGAACGCACTGCATCTTCTTCGACTTTGAGTTGTAGGCACTCTTGTAGGCGTGGCTCATAGCCTCGATAGCCTTGAAGTGTCCTGTCGCAACATAGTTGCTTCCACGTGTCCCGTTCTCCAAGTTGGTGATGTTCTGCGTGTCGTCAAGTTCAATGGCATCATCGAACATCACGACTGAATACTGCGAATTGTGCAGTTCCAATGCAGGGAAGTAGGCTGCGAGTTCAGTCATAGTGGTCTCATCGGTTAGCGTGTTCATAATCCACCGTCCTGTGATACCGCTACATTGTCCGCTCTCCTCGTAGGCGTTTCCGTTCGCATCGAGACCGATAGCACCGCTATTTTTGATAGTGATAAGCATATCAACGTTCGCAGTCATATTCACGTTAGGAATACGCACGAACTTGATAGCCGTTGATTTTACCACCTCTTTCAGCAGTTCCACGGTGTCCACATTCGGGCAGTTGTTGAGGAACACACGCTGAACCCTTGTTAGTCCTCCGATAGTCATTCCTCCGGGATATGACAGTTCGGGCAAGTTGTTCAGTTCGAGTTCTGTCAATGTACTCGGCAGGGACAAGGTGTGTATAGGAGAGGTCTCCGCAAGGGAAATAGCAGACAGGGATGTGTCATCGGCATAGGCTGTCTCCAAGCGAGGGCATTTCGATGCGTGGATACTCAATACCTCCGTTTGTCGCACATCGAGAATGGTAAGGAACGGCATATCGCCCAAATCAAGATTGGTCATAAAGCCGGTGTTGCCCGGAGACATTGTCCAATTGCTGTGCGTCTCGCTACCGAGATACAGTTCCTGCAACAGGGACATCTTCGACAGGGTATTACCGAATTGAGGGTCAATGCTTATTTCGCTCAAGTCAAGCATACTCATCCTGTCTGCCTGGTATATGTAGAGCATAATGTTCTCTCCGTGTTGGAAATTGTCGAACACGCCCTCCTCACCGGCTTTCAGATAGATGCCTTGCGTAATGTTTCCACTATCGTTTCCGATGCCGAAGTAGCCGGTCTTGCCTGCTCTGAAACGGATAACAGCATTCTCTTTCGCACCGATACGACCACCGATATAACCGCTCTCCGCCTTGAAGTCTCCACAACGGTAGTAGCCGTCTCGGATTCTCCAACGCTGTTCTATGAACGCAGGAAGCGAGGTAAGACCAAGACCCTGCAAAGCATAGAAATAAAGGTCGTTGTAACCGGTGTATTTGATATACTTTCGTTCTCCGTCAAAGGACGATACCACCTTTGGCCATTTCTTCATACGTTCCTCAACGAAGAAGTGAAGTGCGCCTTTCGGGGAGAACGGACCTGCACCGATACCGAGCGTGTCCGGAAGCGAGCGCATTGTCTCCGCAATGGCGAGCAGGGACAGGGTGTTTCCATTTTGGTCTACATCCATAGTCTGCTGTCCTCGGATGTCATTCCAAAGCACACTGCCTCGTCCTGCGTATGCGCTGCTCGTCAGGTCTCCTGGGTCCACTTCGGGGTCAATGGTCTGTCCACCGTCATTATCTTTTCCGTTGCAGGTATCGCAGTCATATACCTTGTTGCAGTACATCCTGCGTGCTTCCATTCCGTTCGCACCGCTATATACACCGTCTTTCACGCTACATCCGTCCTCCAAGAACCACATAGGCTGCATATTCTTAGCCTGCTGGTCCACGGCGGCTTCGTAGTCGGTAAAGATGTAGTATGAAACGAGGGAGTACGGATTGATGAATTTCCACATCTGTGTCTTCCAAATGTCCTTCCAAGTGTCCGAAAGTCCCTCTTTCGAGTAGTCGCAACTGTCGCAGAACACAAGTACTTGGTAGAGGTCGTAAGGCACTTTCCTACCCATAGCCAAGTCTATCTGCAATTGGTCGTCATCAATCATACACTCGAAGTAACGTGTCCACATCGGATAGGTCTCCTGTCCGAGTTTCAATTTCGTTACCCACGATGCTTCAGCGGTAGTAGGCTTCATCATATCGTCAATGCTGCTTACGCCCTGCCACCAGTTCATTGCATCGTATGTAAGGAGTTCATAACCGCTTACAGGGTTCAGCACCTTTCCGGTAATCTGCCATTTCCCGTTTACCTGCTTCATCTCTCCGCTCTGACGTGTCCATTGTCCGCTCTCGTATGCCATAAAGCGGTAGTTCTCCCCGCAATAGAGGGAAAGCAGATAGAGTTTGGACTTGTCCGTGGTGGAATCGCTCTTGAAGCGTGATTCGAGTTGGTCGAGGCTCTCATCCCTCTTTCCGAAATACTCTATGAAGTCTCCGTAATTGACACAGCCTTTGTTATAGCCGGGAGTATCCTTGAATCCGAGTGCTACCTGCTCGCCCTTATCCTCTTTCCAATTGCCCTTTGCGTGAAACCACGCATCAGTAAGGCTTTCCATTGTGGAACGGAAAGCAGCAATCGGGTGATTGGCGGTGGAGTGGTTCATCTGCAATCCCGTTAGCGACACATCACCTTTCTTCCACGTGCCGTCAAAGGCTCTCTGTGCAGGTGTCATATAGTTGCTTCCGAGCGCACGGAAAGTGGCGTTCATCATATCGCATACACCGCAGTCATTGGCATTCGAGCTGTCGGAGTAGTCCACCTTGACTGTGATAATCTTCACAGGGATAGTGCTCTCGCCAACTCTCACATAGCCAATCTTCATAAGATTGTAGGTGTCAATCGCTTCTTCGTGGGTATATTCTGGATAGATAGGAGTAACCTGCCAACCCTTATTCTTCTGAAGATAGAAGCGGTCATTCTTTATAGGTCGTTTTGCCGAGGTCGTTCCCTGCCTACGCCACTGAACATTGACCGCCTTGAAGCTGCGCCAAGGTCGCTTCGGGTCATAGTAGTACAGAGTACAGTTGAACTTCTTGCTCGTGTCGATGTCTCCATCGAACGAGTCGAAAGTCTCTTGGTCGTTCACTACGACATAGTAAGGGATACCCTTTTCTGCAAGTGCTTCGAGGGTCGGGCGGTTCTGAGTGTCAAGCACGTTCTCCGCTTCATACTCCTTAATCATCGCATCGGTATCGGTCAACTTGCACAGGTAGTTCTGAAAGGCTTGCGCCCATTCATAATGGCTGTCGTATGCAAGCATATAGTACAGGTACAAGTCTCCGTCAGTACCGTTGAACTTGATTGTCTGATTGCTGATGATTGCACCGCTGTTGCTGATGTAACCGATACAGCCGACTTCCTCTCCGTCAAGATAGAGTTTCATACAGGAGTAGTTGCTGCCTCCACGGGTTACATAAATGGTGGATGGCTCAACGACAATTGCCATTGTATGCTTCTCGGAGTTCTTGAACGAACGTTCAATCAATGACGGCTGACCGGTCTTGCAACTGATTGCGACCCTGTTTCCGCATACATAGAAGCCTGCACCGCTGTCCGGATCATAGCATTCTATGAGTTTTGCATCCGCATCCTTGATATTCTTGGTAGCAAAGGCGAACTGAATTGCGCATCCGGTGGTACTCTCAACGGATGCAGCACCAAACGGACGGTAAGACGGTATTTCTGCCGTTACGTTCTCCGCTATGCGCAGGGAGCGTTCGTTGAGGAAATCAACAAAACCGTTGCTTGACCAATTCGAGCCTTTCACGACCATTTCCACGCCATTGTTGATGATAGTGTGGTCAGTCTCGCTGTTGTTCCGTGTGGCAAAGTCATAGCCGAACAGTGCGCCCTCCTTGATGATAGCACCTATAGCACTGCCGAGAACCTTCACTTCAATCCGATTGGAGGATACAGCTCCGCTCTGTGCGTGTACTGTAATAGTCTTGCTGCCGTCAGTATTGTATCCCTGTATCTGCTTGTTTACCGTGATTGTCTCGGCAATCATAGCCTCAACAGAGGTTGCTATCTCGTCTCCGTAATAGACATCCACAGACGTTTCGGTCTTGCCTGGAGTGTATGCAGCCACTTCAACGGTAAGGTTGTCATACAGTCTCAATGAACCGTTGTTCTTGTCATTGAAACGGATTGCGACAATAGGAGTGCTGTCGTTTTGGTCCACGCACATAATCGTTGAGTAAATGGTGTTGCCCTTTACTCCGGATTTGATTTCAGTACCGTACAGTCGGACAGGGTATGCAGCGTGCAGAAGTTTCTCCCCGCCACCGAACACATTGCTCGGATTGACAGAAATGCTCTTGGTGTAACTGTCGCTGACAGTAGATTCTCCGAGTGTTTTCCACGCTCCATTATAGAACATCTCAACCTTGCAGAGGATAGTCGAGGAGTTGTTAGGGAACTTATAGAACTGTCCTATGCTCTTTGCCGAGCCACCCACGACAAGAGCGGTACTGCTCGTATAGTGCAATGCCATAGGTTGCTCTATGGTAACATCTACTGCAATAATGGTAATGGCTTTCTTCTTGGTGTTGCCGTCAGCATCAGTAGCCTGCACGTAGAAACTCTTACTTGCTGCGCTGCTGAAATAAGGCGTGAAGTCAAGTTCAAACTTGAAATCGGTAGCACTTGCAGAGCTGACAACGTTCATATCCTCGCTATACAGGGTCAGTCCGGTACTTGCGTCAATGATGGACAGGTTGCGGATAACTCCGAGAACCTCGTTGCCGTCCGGATAACTTACACTACGCAGGGCGACATTGACCTTGATGTCTCCACCGAATGCGACAGTAGGCGCAGCTTCCTCGAAATAGATAGACAGGGTGCTATCCTCGCTCGAACCACCGCCACCGCTGCTTTTAGGGATTTTGATTTCCACATCCGGCAACTGCTTTCCATTGAGGTTCACAGCCTTGTAATAGATGTAGTTTTCATCGCTTTCCTCATCGAAGCCACCGATTGATTTCTCCGCCATATCATATGCCCCTCCGGTAGAGAAGGCGTTTTCTCCTCCCTCTTCCGGCTTAGATGAGGTTTCAATCTTTCCTCCTCCACCGCTTCCAAACGGAACCCACGGCTTTTCATCGGCAGGATTGATGTCTGCCACTTCACGGGTGAACTGATAAGCCAACCAAATAGGAGCACCATTGGTGTCCACATCGGCTGTCTTGAATGTTAGTACGACACCGCTCTTGAAGTATTTGAAACCGCTTTCTTTCTCAAGGTCTAAGATTGCTTGGATTGCGGTACTCAACGCATACGCCTTATCCTCGCAGAGTGCGTTCACATTGATAGTGTTTCCGATGCTCTCTCCGTTCGCTCCAAAGTCGGTCCAATTGGTTTCGACCGTCCAATCTGCCGTATTTGTCCACTGCTTGCTCTGCCAACCGTTTGCCGACAGGAAAGTAAGCACAATGCCTGGGCGTTGAATTACGGATACGTCATCGTGGTTGGCGCACTTGTCAAGCACGACAGAAAACGTGAGTTCCTTGCCTTGCAATCCCAAAAGTTCGTTCACGTTGATAACGCCACGTGATACAAGTTGCTTATCCTGCCATTGGTTTTCTTTTCCCTGCTTAAGAATAGATTTCTGCGCTTCCTGCATTTCTTCCTGCAACTGCGCTCCTGCGTTGCCGGGAAATGCCGTTTCGCTCGTGTATCCTAGGGCGAGATCGGAGCCGATGATGATAAGGTTAGAACCACTCCAACGGTAGGTCTTGTTGGTTGTGGCATCTGCATATATTTTATCATCAGCAGGTACTATGCCGTCCGGAGTATTCGTACCAAAGAACTCCGCATCTGCCCAATTGCTGTAATATACACTCTCATACAGGAGAATGAAAGTCTTTGTTGCCGTATTGAAAACCACCTTGCAATCCTCGTCCTTGGCATTCTTGCCAATATTGGTCTGCTGAATAGTTACATTCCCCACAAAGCCGTCAAAGTCTTTCACATCGTCCACAGAAGCCGGCATATATTGTGCAGGTATTTTCCCATTAGCATTCAGAGGAACAATACCGTTTGGATTGCCTTTCGTACCCTTGAATGTATTTAGGTCTCCGGCTACTTTCTGCGCATCGTTTACGGCTTTGTCTGCCGTCTCTTTCGTTTCGATTACCTGTCCCTGCAGGATGTTGATAGAATTGCCCTGCATCGTGATGTTGGTATCCTGCGCCTTGTTCTTCTCGTTGATGTTGGAGATGTCCTGCTTTATGCCGGAAATATCTTTTTGCACCTCGTTCATCGCTTCGTTGTACTGCTCGCTATCGATAGTAGGGTTACCACCTACTTCGCCCGTAGCAACCCATTCTCCACCGTCTCCTACATAGATAGGTCCGGGGAGAGCCTTACCCACGATTGCCCACCAGCCATCGTGCGGCATCGGATAGGCTTCTCGCAGTTTCTCAATAGTGGTGAAGATTCCTTTGTTCGCTCCCTTTATGTTCTTGGCATCAAGCCAACCCTCAACCTTGACATTGCCTTTCAAATGGGCATTGCCCTGTACTGTTGCGCTGCCACCGACCGCCACATTACGGGCAACGGAAACATCACCATCTACCTGTGTTGTTTTGATTGCACTCATATTAAAGCTGATTTTGCCAATTCGCTGAGTACGGAACTCTTTTCCGTATCTCCGAATGTTGTTAATACTAATGATGCTGTTGTATAGACAACCGCATTGTAACATCGCCGACAAATCTCAATAGCACCGTCACAGTCCACTTTTGGATAAGGAAGATAAACGGCACGGCTTACCATTGCATCCGTGCTTTTGCAGGAGTAGAACTCCAACACACGACCCTCCGGACGTATGGATATGGCGCAGACGGGTTTCTGAGCTGTTCCTCTTATCCCCTTGAAACGTGAGGATTGCAGGTCGTATTCGGTATCGTCCGTGCTAATAGGGAAGAATACAGGTCGTTCCCAATCGTCCATTTCAAAAACTACGAAACGCATAAAGTCCTCTGGAAGAAGAACCCAACCGCAGCCCTTGTCTTTCCAATAGACGGCATCCCCGAAGTTGTAACCACCGTCAAGAAGATAAGGCGGTGCTTCGCTGTGTATGCGCTTGACCGCCTCACAAATCTTCGACTTGATAATTTCATCAACTGAAAGGGTGTCAACATCCCCGATTTCCGTCAGCGCATCACTGACCATATTTTGGTCAAGAGCAATGCGAACATCTTTCGCAATGTCGTCAAGTTTGTAAACTGTCATACACGACTATCTGATTAAAGTCCAACGAACTCAATTCCGTTTTCCGCAGCTTTTTGCAAGATTGACTTGGTGCTGCGCATAGATGTTCTGCTGATACCGATAGTATCGGCAAGGTAGTCCTTGGCCGCTGCGATGTCGGAAACGGTTACTTTGCGCAATCCGCTATCATCTCCGGCAGCGGTATCACCGCTTTCTTCAGCCACTTCTCCCTCGACAGATTCTTCCGCTGATTCCTCAACCTCTCCGGATTCTTCCGGTGCTGCTTCCTCCGCAGCTGTCTCTACCTCGGCTGTCTCCGTGGTTTCTTCCTGCACGGGTTCCTCTCCGGTATGTACTTCGGTCTCCGCAGGCTTTGTCTCTTCTGGAGCAGGTGCTTTCACGCCGCTTGTTCCTACGAGACGGAACAGCCTGCCGAAATTGTAGTGGCTCTCAATGGCTCTCTGAATGTCCTCGTTGTCTGTCTGAAATACGCTGCTTCCGTCAGACAAAGGGATAAAACTGATGTGCAAGTTCTTCTTGCTCGGAAGCACAACGTTGATACTTACGTTGGTATTCGCCTTGTATTTTTTGATTATCATAATTTTGAAATTAAAAAAAGGGGTGGGATTCCGTTATCCCATCCCCCGGTTATAGATTTTTCTTATTCACTCTCGGATTGGAGTTATGCAGCAACTTTTCCCTCGGATGCAGGTGCTTTGGCAAGTCGCATACGGGCGTGAGCCTTGGCATAACGAAGATACAGACAACTTACCTCCTGAATAACTACCGCATCAGTTCTACGGATACCGGCTTTCTGCAAGTCAAGGACATTGCGAGCCCAAGAAACGTGTGTTTTCTTGGAGAGATATTCCGGATCCATAGCGAAACCGCAGTCGCTCATACCGTTCACATCGAACAGTTCGTGATGAATGGTGAGTACCTCGCCAAAGTCGGTGTCCCAAGACTTGAATTTAAGATTCCAAACCTCAACGGTATCTTTCAGACGGAACTTCTCACTCTTAATCTTAGAGAATGCGGAGAGCAAATCTGAGCCGCAGAACAAAATCTTGCGTTTGTTGCCGATACCTGTTCCGACAAAAAGGTCTTTGGTAATATCAACGAGGTTATCGTCAGTGATAACAGCGCATTTCCTCTCGTTATCCCACTCTCCGACCTCGATGTCCTTACCTGCCATCCACCAAATACCACCGGTGAACCAAGTGAGCATACCGTCCTTGGAGATGTGCTTGATAACCTGCTTAACACCGAATAGATAGGTGTTCTCCATAGCGAGACGCATATCATAAACACCATCCTCCTCAATGTCAGAGAAATTCCAATTAACCTCCTTCTTCGCAATCTTGTCGAATGTGGACTGCTCCACCTGTATCATAAAGTTCTGACAATACTGCGTCTCCGGCATAGGAATGTTGTTGAAACGTCCTGTTTGTACATCCAACTCACCACAAGCCTTGCCCATTCGTACGAGTGTAGTACCCTGTGGAATTGTAGGAACGAGGATAGGCTGCTTCGTTGAGGTGTCAATGTTACCGTTTACGGCATATACGGTAGGCAGGTTGGTAGTGCTGTCCTTGCCACATACGCATAGAACCAAGTCAGGAACATTGCTATCCTCATCTGTCCACTTCGTGCCGTCAGATTTGGTGATTGCCTTAACACCTACTACGCGGATAGTATCGTCCAAAGTGAACATATTTAGGTCGTCCACCGGCAGAGATACACTTGCTCCGCTTGTCATAGCTGTTACAGCCTTGTTGGTGCTGCACTTGATTTCTCTTGTACCTACGCTGTAATACTTCACCTCGAAAGAACTGGTCTCGCTCGATTTCGCATATCGGCTTATCTGGTCGATAGGGGTAGCCATAGGGCGAATCTTCACGATGCGCTTGTCCACATCGGTCAGATAGAAATTTGGGTCTCCGTCCTCTCTCCCCTGCGACTCGGTTGCGATACCACCTGTACCACCGTCTCCACCATCAGCACCGGCTGCTGTCTTACCTGCATCGGGCAGGTTCGTGGCATCTGCCATCATAACACCGCTCGAAGCACCTGTCACTAATGCCAAAATCATCAGCATAATGCGACTCAAAAAACTTGCTGTTTTTTTCATTGCTTTTGAATTTAATTGTGAGTAAATATGAAAATTGATTGTTATTTCACGGGTCTGCGCTTTTCGCCTCCACGCTCCCAAATGTTCTTTGAACCATAGTTCTGTCCAATCGCTCCGAGGTCCGGCATAGGCTGAGCCTTTCCGCCACCGCCATTCTTGCCTGCGAGGTTGGCTGTTCCGTCATTCTTTCCTCCCTTTCGCAATTTCTCCTCAATCTTGGCGTTGCGTCCTTTCACCTCTCCCTCGTGGCTGGCTTCCTGCACATCGAGGTCGTGATTGATTGCTTTGATAGCCATACGAATGCTTTCGGCAGAGAACTTGCCGAGCAATCCGTCTTTCATAATGTTGATGAGGAACTCCATTACGTTATCAACGTCCTCGTCAGAAAGGTTTTCCTCCTGCTGAATCTGCTCAATGGTAACGAGAGTTTCAGCGAGGTTCTTCTGATACTGCTCCTCAAATTCGTCCTCTTTGGCAACACGCTCCGCATACTCCTTGTTGGCTTCAGCAAGTGCTTCTGCTTTTTCTGGGTCTTCAAGTGCTGCCTTGAAGTCATCGCCAAACTTTCTGACAAGTCCCACGATTGGGTCTTCTCCGTTGCGCCAATCAGTCAGAAACGCAGCACTACGAGGATTGCTTGCAAAGAGGTCGGACAGAGCTTTCTCACGCTCCCTGTAAGTGCCTAACTCCTTCTCGTAACCGTCGTAATCATCGTTAATCTGACCAAATAACGCCTCATCATCAGCAAAGTCCTTGTCAGGATACTTTGCTTTCAATCGCTCCGAGTACCGGTCACGATTGCTCTTAACTTCCGTAGTTGCAGGCATAATCTGTATGATTTGAAAATTTACTATTATTCAATCGCAAAAATAGACAGTAAAAACCGCTTCTTACGTTTATCTTTTTACGCTCTTATTGCTAACTTTGGAACACAGATAACCAATATATGAAACACAAAGGCGCACTAATGGAGTACTCAAATGAGCGCATAGACGACCTTATGAGAGCGTACGAGGAATATGTTTCTACGTGCGACTATATCCGTATGTCAGATGTGTACAACAAGGTTGTCAATATGCCTGCATCAAGATTTTGGGTTAGCGACATTCGTGCGGCATTGGTCGTGTCGGCAATGATGCGAGGGGAAGCGGATTTGGATTCGATGTGGCCAATGCGCAAGGAGATGTACGAGGAGATATATCGCAGGGTTATTGAATTGAGGGGAAAGCACCCGACATTAAGTACATCCGAATTGTGCTCTATTGTCGTGCAGCAACCGGCTCCCAAATTTTATCTGACGGCAGGTAGCGCAAAAATGATTATATGCAAAGCGAGACCCGAATGGATAAAAGAAAAAAGGAAAAGATTACGGCTCTTCTGATAAGTGCGGTAGTTGTTCTTTTACCGTTACTTGTGTCGCCGGAGTGGAACGAAGTCGGAATTTATTCCGGATGCAGACTGCAGGGCAGATTGCTCTATTCGTTTTTCCACGCTAATATACTCCACGCAGTTCTCAATGCGTGGTGTCTTTTGTCGTTGGTGTTCATCTACGACATTTTCTGTTGGCGGATGCTGTTGGCATACGTCATTGCCGTAACTGTACCCGTTGATACTTTAGGCTCATTCATCAATATGGCTTCTCCAACAGTCGGACTATCTGCGGTGGTGTTCGTGCTATTCGGCTCTATATCTTTTGAGGTGGTCCGCAAGTGGTATTATCAAGGGTGGATGCTTCTCTACCTCGTTGTAGGTTTCCTGTTTCCGAATACCAATGCGTGGCTGCACCTGTATTGTTATCTTGCTGGGCTGCTCGTGGCTCTGCTCAACAAACCTGTAAAAAGCAGACACTATGGCAGATGATAAAATCATACAGGAGATATTGGACGATAATGCCAGGCGGAATGCCGAGGTGTATGCGAAGTTCGACCCGATAAGCGGAAAAGGCTCCATCGGAGAAAGGAAGCGTGTAGTCATAAGTGATTTCCCAATAAGGGTGCAGTATCTTCCTATAGAGATGCTGAAAGTCCCTCTCGTCAAGAAGCTCATAAAATACGGTTCTATTGATGCGCTACTGAATGCGATATGGGAAGAAGAACATCCGGATGATGACAAGGTAGATGCAAATGACTTATACGGTGGGTATGAATATGTAGAAGACCGTCTGAAGATCATTCATCAGTTCGTCCGCCTGCGCTGTCGGTATGACTTCGCCTTTTGGGCAGCATTCTATGTCTATATCAAGAATAAGGGAGGTGGAGAGGATGTCCTGTTTCGTCTGACAAGACCTCAACGCAGGTTTGTCGCAAGGTTGGAGCGGTTGAGGAAAGCTGGGAAGCCTATCCGAATCGTCCTGTTGAAAGCACGACAATGGGGCGGTTCTACGACCTCACAAATCTATATGGCTTGGTTGCAGTTGGTCCTCAAAGTCGGATTAAACTCGCTTATCATCGCTCATCAAGGCGCAGGTTCAGACGAAATCAAGGATATGTTCGACCGTATGATTAAGGCCTACCCGGTTGATATGCTCCACAAATTGGGAGAAGCGTATTCGGAGAACGAGCCTAAATTGGTCGGTGTCGGTAAGTCGGGCAGTATTCATCGTGTACCTCAACGCAACTGCAAGATAAAAATCGGTACTGCGGAACGCCCGGACAGTTGCCGTGGTGGAGACTACAACCTTGTGCATCTGTCGGAGGTCGGACTTTGGAAAGTAACTGACGGAAGGAAACCGGAGGACATCGTGCGCTCCGCCTGTTCGGGTGTGTTGCTCCGTCCTTATACGATGATTGTCTATGAGAGTACGGCAAATGGTACAGGAAACTTCTTCCAAAGGGAGTATGACGATGCGAAGAACGGCAAGTCGCAGTTTGAAGCAATGTTCGTCTCTTGGTTCGACATCGAGCAGTATTCCATCAAGTTCGGCAGCGAAGAAGAAAAGAGACATTTTGCAATACTCCTGTACATCAACAGGGAGAACGACAATGTATCATCTACCCGTGAAGAAAGTGGCAAATATCTTTGGTGGTTATGGGAGCGTGGCGCAACGCTCGAAGCAATCAATTGGTACATACAGGAGCGTGCAAAATATACGGAACACGGATTGATGGCTGCGGAGTTTCCGTCTGATGATGTTGAAGCGTTCGTACACTCCGGAGCAAGGGTATTCGACAAATACAAGGTGGAGAAACTGAAACCTACCTGCAAACCACCTAAATACATCGGAGAGGTATATGCTGATGCGGACGAGGGTAAGGATGCCTTGAAAAACCTACGCTTCGTTGATGACAAACAAGGCTCACTGCACATTTGGGAATTGCCGGAGGAGGACGGAGAGGAAATCGTGACAGACCGATATCTGACCGTTGTCGATGTGGGAGGACGGTCAAACAAGGCAGACTGGTCCGTCATTGTCGTGTTCGACCGTCTCTTTATGGCAGAGGGAGGAAAGCCTGTTGTGGTCGCTCAATGGTACGGGCATATTGATATTGACTTGCTTGCGTGGAAAGCAGCACGAATAGCGGCTTTCTATAACTCCTTGCTTGTGATAGAAAGCAATACCCTCGAAACACACGACAAGGAGAGGGAGGTGGACGGAGACCAATCGCAGTTTATCCTCAATCAGATAAAGGACATTTATCCGAACCTGTATGCAAGAAAGCAATCAGAGGAAGATATACGAGAGGGTTTGCCGTTAAAGTATGGCTTCCACACTAATGTGGCAACAAAGCCGATGATTATATCAACGCTCATCAAGGTAATACGAGAGTCACTTTATGTAGAACGTGATGCAAGGTGCTTGGATGAATACCTGTGCTATGAGAAAAAGCAGAACGGGGCATTCGGAGCGATTACCGGAAAGCACGATGACTTGCTTATGACTCGAGCAATAGGTCTCCATATCTGTTTCTTTGAAATGGAAATACCTAAGTTCGTCCCTCGACAAGGCAGGTATGTAGTAAGAAAAAAGAGAGCTGTTTCGGCAGCGACAATATAATTAACAATTTAATCTTTACAATTATGAACATCTTTAAGAGATTTCGTGCTGCACTCCGTATCAAGGAAGCAGCTAGACAGGCAGACAAGGCACACAAGGAAACAGGCGAGCGTTACTATGTGATGCCTAACGGTAATAGCGGTAAACTTATCATTATGGATAGGTTCAACTTCCGCAAGTTGAAGCAGAAGCGGTATGTGTCGCCAAAAGTGTTCGTGAACGACTTGGAGAGAGAATGTTTCTATTGTACTCCATATCGCAATGGCAATGGTGCTTTACCGAAAGAGGTGGTTAAGATGAAATGCAGACAGTATATGGAGTTTGTGGCAAAGAATAGCAAAAGGAAGAATGGCAATGGAAAGTAAATACGACAAGAAACTGGGCATTGACGGAATTGCAACCCTGACGAATGACCCTATTGCAGTGGAAAATATTCGCAAGGGTATAGAGGAGCAGAAGAAACTGATTGATTATGCTGAACAGGAAATGGCTAAAACGGTAGGTTTTCCCAAAGACCGATTGAAATAAACAAAGGACCAATAGAAACATACAATCTATTGGTCCTTATTTATTAGCAGCAGGAATCGCAAAGTTTTATTCTCTTTTCCTTTCCTCTCGCCCAAATGTCATCTTCATTGTCCTTGAAGTTGGCAAGGCTCTCCATTCGTTTCTTTTCCTGCTCCTGCCAAGGCTCAAAATCGAGGATTTCTCGTATGAGCCATTCATCCCAACGACCTCGGAAACAGATACCTCTATCATCAAGATAGACATCCGCAACGATTTTGTCGCTTGAGTGTTCCGGCTGGTCCGGGTTCTCATTGATGTGGTCGTAGGCAATCTTATGCTCCTGCAACCAGTCTTCCAACTTCTTAGTTTTCTTTCGGGTCGTGAAGATGATTATCTGCCAACCCTTTTTCTTCAATACCTGTGTGGCGGTGTCTGCATTCGGTATCATCTGCCCGAATACATCTTCTCCCTGCCAACCTTGACTGTAGTCGTGAATTACTCCATCGAAGTCAATGCAAATTGTTTTCTTATCCATAGTACCATATCTAAACAGTTAAACTTATGCAGCGACACGAGGCTGTTTCATCGCATTGTAAAGCCTGTTCACGGATTCCATATTTGCACCCTGCTGAACTTTCTGCATTAGTTGAGGTGAAATGCCTTCCGGTATCTGTCCCTGTTCAATCTGCTCTTTCTGCGATTTGATGCTCTGTAACAATTCATCGGCAAATGGGAAGTCTCCGTGTTCAAGAAGCTGCTCTACACTGATAGCACCTACTCCGAACAGCTGCATCAGAATGTCATTGGCGAGGTGTCTGTATGCAGGGGTGGATGTACTTTCTGTAATGCTCAAGTCAAATTCAACGTCTCGTATCTTCTTCGGGTCGTATTCGATTTGTGCCCCACTCTTGCCTGCAATATTGAATACTCGCTTATTGTCATAAAACTGCTGCATATTCTTGACATCCTTATAGGCTCCGTCAGTAACAAAGTCGCTGAAGCATTCCAACAGGTCAAGCAACGATTTCGTTGCATTCTCCGTCTGCTGATTGTAATGCGCTGCGCTTTCTCCCGAAAATCCCGGCTTGCCCTGCAATGCGCCTGTTACACCGGAAATGTCCTCGAAGAATTTCAACTGAATGTTGAGCAACTCGGTAATGCCGATGTTTGTTGAGTTGTTGGCCACCTGATGCGGTATCGCTCCGCTCTTGCTCGGCTTATATACAATAACTCCGTTGAACTCGGTCCAGCTGTCCGCAATATCCTCAATGCTCACACCGTCCGGCAGGCAGTCTTCCGGCATCAGAAGAACACCCTTTGCGCTTGCTCGCATAATCCAATCGTACAGGGTTATCAAGCGGTTGGTGTATCTCTGTTGGTCGATTACATCAGCAACAAACGAATGTATCTCTCCGTCTATGAAAGGATATGCCTTGAATACATAGGGGTGGCTTCCGTGTTCGTATGGGGTCTCTCCCTCACGCAGGATATGTCCGAATGGGGTAAGGTAGTAGAAATACCAATAATCATCCACAAACCAAGTGGCTTTAATCAACGGTACTTCATCCTCCGGCAGACCAACGGCTTTCGCCATACGCAGACGTTCCTCATTTACAGCAACAACTTCACTCTGATAGTCTTGGATTTCAATTTTGAAGATGTCTCCATTCTGATAATCGTGGCAACGATAGCGTGGTTTCTGTTCCTTTCTCCACAGCTCAATAACACGGCATCTTCCGGGGTCGCTCGTAAACAGGAAATCGTAGTTCTCCAATCGGCTGTATCCGAAACGCTCGGCAAAGGAAGCAATATAATCCCGGTTGGCTGCCAAATGGTAGATTTCTTTGAGCTGCTGATATTCATACGGGGTGGAGGCGAACTGCTCGCACAACTGACCGAAAGAAATGTCGTGTACCTCTCCGAGGACGGACACATCCCAACCACGGAAATCCCTCATATTGTTATCTATGAAGAAATTGTTAGGCTGCACATAGTCAGTCCAACAATCTTCCTTGTTGTTGCGCCAACCGTATGATTTGCGATGCACAATAAAACCGCTGATAAGGAATTCCTCCATTGTCCGAGCGTACATATTGTTCATACGGTTAAGCTGCATATTGCATTGCAGGATTGTACTCATCGTCTCGCCAAGTTTCTGCTCGTCCCTGTCTCGTGCTGTACAGGTCGGCTCTTTCATTTGGCTGCGGTACACGCCAAGCACATTGCGCACAAGTCTCCTGATGAGGTTGTTCTTCAGAGGAACATTGCCCTGCATCTTGATATAATCTTCCTCCGTCATACTCTTGCCGTCAACGCATATAACATCGTCCCACTGCTTGCCGTAGGTATAACGCTTGTTGCGCTCACGGTCTTTCCGGAACTCGTCCATCTGATTCCAATAGTGCTGCGCTTCCATAAGCAGGTTGAATGCACGGCGGTTATTGAACTGCTTTGAAGCGACAACGGAATCTATGTTTTCCGATTCATCGTGCCGAGGTGCGATGCGGCTCATCGACAACAATTTTTCTGTTTTCGCCATATATACATTGTTATTTTATGATTGCTTGGGGCAAATATAACGCCCCAAACAATCATATCTTGTTTAACTATTTACGCTTGCGAGTTTGGTTCATCTCGTCAATCATCTCTTTTTTGAGTGCATTGAGTTCGGCTTCCACCTGCTTTCTTTCCTCGTTGTCCACTACATCCTTGAGTTCATCGTACAGGTCGTCAATGTCCCTGCGGTAGTCCTCGAAGATTTCGTAACGCTCGTATTCGGGAGAATTGTAGAGGAAATCAATCTTTTCTGCATAGTCGAACACATCGTTGTCGGTATCCTCCTCATAATGTTTCAGACGGGATTTAACACGGTCGTGTTCCTCTTTCAAGCGGAAATACTCATTGTTCACTGCCCTGTACTCGGTGCGCTCGTCTCCAGCCTTGACAAGTCGGTTTACCAACAATAAGCTTCGTGGGTCATACTCCCTGTCTCCGAGGATTGTTTCACCGGTCTTGACCATTTTGTCAATCGTACCGAAAACACCACCGAAATAACCGTTGAGCAGGTATTCGACCTTTGCGGGGTTGATATCGATTGCTCCCTTTGTATATGGGTCTCCGCCTGTAGCTTCGTTGAGGATAGCAGCCAAGTTCACAATATACCTGTTTGCGCTCTTGTAGGCTTTCGTCCACTCTGGCATATCCTTGTTGTAAGGTGAATTCTTATACAGAGGCATACCGGTCCAACTCTGTTCAGCGACATTGGCTTCCCACAGAGGTTTGGCAGCACTCGGTACAAATGCGTTCACTCCTCCGCCACCCTCCAAGAAGTCGAGAGGAAGCAACTGCGTAACCTGTCCGGCAATGGAAGAAGCGATTTCTTCTCCTGTGAGGTGTTCCTTTCCGCTAAAGACAGATGTCATAAGTTCTCCCATACCGTAGAATGCTCGGTACTCGATAGGAAGCGGAAGTGAAATCCAATGATTGCCGGTTTTGAACAGGATATTACTACGCCTTACATATTCGGGCAGGTTATAGTATGCGTTCTTGTCATCATCATCTCCATCATCACCGCTACCGCCCAAGTAAGCGACAACAGCACCGAGGATGAACATAGCAGCTGCTCCTGTTAGAGCCTTTGCCGGATGTCTCTTAAACTGCCGTCCAAAGTTCGTTGTGCCTTGAATGGCTGCATTCCAAAAAACATAGCCACTTCTACCGAGACCGGAGACAATGGCGGAAGCATTTCCTGCCGTTGTCTGTCCTGCGGTATCGTAGAATTTAGCTCCACTGCCTTTCTTGTTGAAGTTTACACTTATCTCCTTGGCATCATAAATGGCTCGGTCAATGGTGCGACCCATTTCTCGTGAGGTAACGAATGCAGCGAAACGGGCGCAGTTCTCTACCGCTCTGTTCAATTCATCGAACCGTTCTGCAAGCCAATCCCACGCTTGTTGTACAGGTACTCGTCCGTTGCTTTTCTTCAACTCCTTGCGTATGTCGTTCTTATGCTGTTCTATGTCTCGGATATTGGCATATCCGGTCTCTCCGCCATTCATCATAAATTGGTCGAACATATTTTCAAGAGGGTTGCTCTTGTCGAGAGTGCCTTTTCTATGCTTTGCCAACAACGATTTCAGCATTACAGGATTGACCCTTGCCACATTCCTGTGAAAGCGCAGCGCATAGTTCGGACTTTCCTTTATCCAAACCATAGAATTGGTGTAAAGCATATCTCGCACAAAGTTCGACACGATGAAGTCCGGGTTTTTGGTCGTATAGAACGCACTCAGCTGGCGGTTTATCTTCTCCCCTGCACGGAGCAAAGCACCGATAGCACCGGAGGTGTCATTGTCTGGATTGGTTTGTCCGTTCAACGCCTGCGCAGCTCTCGGATTGCCGTTTATGGTAATCACATAGTCACGACCATTACGTTTCACGAGAACTTGGTGCTGTCTTAAATCCCTGCTCTCTACAACACGATATGGGATATTGGCGGCATCTCTTCCACGCTTGAAACTCTTCGGGTCGGATGCTGCAAGTTGCTTCATCTTTTCCTCAAACTCATTCATCTTGCGTTCCACCTCGTCAGGGCTGTCATTGATGTCAATGTTGTCCGGGAAAACAGGAACCCATTGTTTTGTGACGGCATCGTGCTGCAACCACAAATCGCTTACACTCACAAGGTCGCTCGGATGGTTGAGAACGAAGTTCAAGAACTTCTGCTTCACAAGTTTGTTCCTGTTTCCCTGTGTGATTGCACTCTCCGCCATTGACTGAAGATTGGCAAACGGGTCATCTGCTTTTGAGCGTCTGCCCTCTGCTTTCTTGATAGGAGCGTTGAATGCGCTTTGGCTGTGAGTGAGGTATGCGTATGCTTCGGCACTTGTCTTTTCATCAAAGCCACGGAGAGGGATATAGAATTCGTACATATCCGAAACATTGTCGTATGTCTCCTTGCTCATCATTCCGCATTCGTATGATTTGGAAAGTATCGCATCACTCACTGCATTTACCTTTTTCCACAATTCTTCTGTATCGTGGTTATCCTCGTACTCGTCCACCATAGCCTGTGCTTCGGTTTCAGCATCCGCAACATCATCAAGACCGGTAAGGGCAGTAAGACCTGCATAGTCGGTCTCATCCGCTTTATCGTTCTCGACATCATTTGCCCTCATCACACTGTTTCTTTCAATACCGTGCTTCGCCATCATATAATCAGTAAGTTCTTCCCGGTCTGCTTCTGTCGGTGCAAGTGCAGCGACTTCATCAAGCATAGGTTTGAACAGCAGATGTGCAAAGGCATCGGCTTCGGCTTTGTTCACACTTGAAAGGCGATTCTCGCCCAAATAGGCGTTTTCAAATCCTGCAACATCTTCGATGCGAGTATCATCACCAAGTATTGCGGTCATTGCTTCCTTTAGTCCGAGCATACTGTCCTGCAAGGCTTCTCTTGACTGATACATACCATTTCTGACACGCATTTCATATTTATGTCTCGCCAAAGCCCTCTCGTGCATTTCGGGATCACCATCCCTGTTGAGGACATCATCTGTTGAGGTGTTGGAATATTCGCCAACCCCCAACTCATATTGCATAGACACATCAGCAGCTTCTCCGAAAATGCCGTTGCCGTCTTTCAAGTTCTCGTAACTGCGCCACAGGACGTAACGGAGTTCATTGTCGGACAGAGTAACTCCTCTGAAATTAGAGAAGCCTAATTTATCGAGCATATCAGAGAAGAATTGCTTGATTCTTTGCCACCAGCCTGTCTTTTGAGCTTCCTCGAAGTTGGTGCGCTCTGCAAGTCCGGCAAGGTATTCCTCAGTAGCCTTGCGGAAATCCCAACCATTCTTGGCCGAGAGGTCCACAATCTTGCGTCTAATGCTTTCATCGGCATTGTTGAACACATTATCGAGGAACGTATCGAAGTGCGAGCCGAACAACTTGCGGAGTCCGTAGTGGGCAACCGCTTCGTGTAGCAGGGTCTGTTCCACATCGGCAAGGCTCGTGTTGTTAGGGACTACGATTGTAATCTTGCCGGTACTCTTGGTATAGAAGCCCTTTGCTTTCTTCTGATTCTGCTTCAATCCGTCTGTGCTTGTTACTACCTCAACATTATTAAGGTGGAGTGCGGAAGCCAATTCTTTTACACGCTCCGCCATTTTCTTGCGTAGTTTGCGAGGGCTGACATTGTTGATGCGTTCAACCTCGGCATTGAGGGAGTTGATTTGTTCATCGGAAACAGCACCCTCCTGCCTTTGTTGAGGCTCGCGACCTGCATCTTCTACCATTGCATCAACCTCTGACGGGGTAAGCAGGCGGTTTACTTTCATCGCTCCTGTTATTATCCACGGGTCCGTCTCTGGATTAGGATTGGTACGATAACGGTAAGAGCCGTTTTCCGGGATGCGAGGAAGACCTGCTAATGAATGTTGGAACTTGCCGTTTGCATTTATTGCGTAACTCATTGCTTCCTCTTGATAGTCCTTATCGTTGGCATACTCTACCTCTGCCCAAACGAAATTGGCAGGGAACAGTTCTTTCTCGCCTGTCTCTGGATTGATGCGGTTGAACTGCAATGCGTATGGTATTTCGCCCAAATGCCAACCGGGACGATAGGCAAGTTTACCGCTACCTCCTTGCGTGCCTTTACCTCCGGCTTTAACTTGATTGCGCCCGGTCTTGCTCTGCCCGGCAATAGGAGCAGCATCAGCATCAAGCCATACGCCTATAGGGGTTGCAGCACCATTAGGATTGGCAACCATAGGCGGATACAGTTTACCGTTCTTCAAGACAAATACCTTATAGCCTATGCCGGTCTTTTTCGGTGCAGCACTTTCACGGATGCGGTACATAGTATCGCTATCTCTCATCAAATCGTCATCATCTTCTTCGGAAGTGGAAATGTCGGAAGCTGCTTCTACATCTTTGTCCATTTCAGCATACTTGGCTTCTTTTTCCTCCATTTCCTTTTTCATCAGTTCGGAATACTCTGCATACTGATTGCGAGCCTGCGCCAATTCCGAAGCATACTCGAAAGGAACGCCCTCACGGGATTCCACCTGCTTTAGTTCAGATTGGTAGTGCTTGACATCGGTTTCAGCCTTTTCCACACGCTCCGCATAGTTATTTCCTGTAATTACATTCTGAACTATATCGTCAATGGCATTGCGAAGCAGGTTCTGATATACAGGAACATCCTCCAAGCCAAGTTCCGGACAAGAATAGGTCATTTGACGGTGAACCTCAGAGAACAACTGCCCTCCGTTTCTGCCGATGTCCTTTTTCAAAACGGTGCGAACCTTGAAAGAGTAGTCTCCTATTTTCACGGTAAGTTCACGGGTATGGCTATCATCGCCACCCTCTTTCATCTGCTTCATCTTGTCGAGAATAACCTTGTTATGCTCCTTGAAAAAGTCGGCCATTTCCTCAACCGTTGTGAATGTTTGCTTTCCTGCGGTGATGCTGTCGAACTTCCCATCGGGGAACGCCTGCTCAACCGCCTGCAGGAACTTGCGGTTTGTCTCCGCACGCTTCTCCGCCTCGGCTATCTGTGCCTTGAATTTCGGCTTGGCGTTATGAATGTAAGTCTGGTCGGATTCCCATTGCTTCTTACGGCTCTCGAACTTGCGGACATTCTTCTCTGCATTGTTCTTCAGCATTGCATACTCGCTACCGGAGAGCTGCGCAACGGTATCTCCAAATACATCTTCTTCCTCTTCAAGCACACGGTTGGTCATATTATTGGCCATCATCTGCTTGCCATTCATAATGCTGTCAGCAATAGCACCCTTTGTTTTCAGACGTTGATAGGCGGTCACATCAAGGCTATCCTCTACACCGAAGCGCAGGATGCGTACCGGCTTGCCCATTGTCTTGTGCAGGTTGCCCTGTCTCAAGATACGTCCGTTGCGCTGTGTATAGTCCATAGGACGGTTAGGCGCATCGAGGTGAATAAGGGTGTGCAGTCTCTCTTGGATGTTCACTCCTGTACCGAGGGTATAGGTAGAGCCGAGAACGACACGGATTTCTCCACGGTTTACCTTGTCGAAGATTTCAAGTTTTTTCTTCACGGTCATACCCGGACGGATAACCACAACCTCATCATCAGGAACACCCTGTGCAATCAGCTTGTTTCTGATGTCATCATACAAGTTGAAACCGGTCTCCTTATTCTGATAGTTATCAGAGAAGATAGCGACCGTACCCTTGTATGAAGCGGTCTCTTTCAGAGAGCGCAGGGTTTGGCGCACAGCTTCATTGGTTTTGCTGTTAGGGTCATCCTCAGCATCGGAGACAAGTCGGGCATCAACGGCTGCGGATTTGGCTATTCCGTACATCGTTAAAGGAATATGGCTGTTCTCTTTCTTCTCCCTGCCGCTCATCTGCTCGTATCGCTGAAGTTCGCTCTTGACAAACTTCATAATACTGCGTAAGGCTTTAGTCTGCGGAAGATAAAGGTCTTGTGCCTTTCCACCCTCAATGTCGGGTATCTTGTCATTTACACCTCCGGCTTCTTTTGTAAGGACAGTATCCGATATACCGGACCATATACGCACCAACTCCGGAAGATTGACATATCCGGCAAAGCGGTTGCTCTCTTTGAATTTTCCGTTTGTGTTGAACTCCAGCATCTGCTGAATGTTACCGAAGTTGCGCACGAAATCATCAAAGTAGTAGATACCGTACTCTTTCATCGTATCAGCCGGCATAAGGTAGCGCATAAATGTCCAAATCTCCGCTGCCGTATTGCTGATAGGAGTACCGGTAGCAAAAATCACGTTCCTACCGTTGTTGTTCTCTAACACAGCCTGAGTTTTCAGATATACGCCCTGCGACTTCTTGCTGTATGATGAATCCACCCCCTTTACACCACGCTGCATAGCGGTGGCGAATCCGAGGTGCTTGTACTCGTGCGCTTCATCAATGAGCAGGGCATCAATGCCCATATCGTCAAAGTTCTCCACATCGTCAGTACGGCGGTCGAGCATTTCAAGAGCCTTCACCTCTGCATTCTGCAAAGTTACGGCACGCTTCTTTTCTGCCGATGCGCTGCGCTTCTTCGATGCGGATTCACTCAACTCTGCGAGTTGCGCTTCCAAGTCGGAGATTTCCTTTTTAGCCTGTCTGGTAATCATACTCTCTCCACGAGGGTCGGCATCCTGCATATTTTCAAGAACGGCTTTCTTCTCTTCGATTTTGTCCTGCACGAATTGCATCTGCCTTTCCTCACTGTCCGGGATAAACTCGAACGTGGATTGAGGTACGACAATCATATCCCAATCGTTGTGTCTGATTTTGGCGTAGAAGTTCTTTCTGCCGTCTGCGGTGCGGTCGGCTTCTTCGAGTGTCAGTATCTTGGCATTTGGGTAGAGTTCCTTTGCACTTGCCACGAACTGACCGACTGTTGCATTTTGTACAACAATCATAGGCTTACGGGCAGTACCGAGCCTGCGCATCTCCATAGCGGTGGAAATTAGCGTGAATGTCTTTCCCGTTCCTACCTCGTGGGCGAGCAGGAGAGGTTGCATAGTTCCTCTTACAATGGCTCTGCCTTGATGAGGGCGCATCTTGAACTTGTGGGAAGCACCACCGAAGTATTCCGGAACGAACTCGTCCGGGATGCTCATAGGCACATAGTTGTTGAATGTGTCGTTATAGATGCGCTCCATTTCATCGGACATCTCGGAATCGTTCTGCATCTTCTGTCTAGCCCAATCCTTGAAGTCCTGCCTTATCTCGTCAATCTTCGCAGCGCAAGCCTGTGTCGCATCCTTGTCGGTAATGGTTTCGGTAGAGCCGTCCAATTTCTTTGAAGTACGGGATACAGTTATGGTCTTGTTCTGTATGGCTGCTTCGATAAGAGTATGACCTAATACAGTAGTATGGAGAACCTCACTATATACGCCCATTGAGCGGTTCTTCTCGTTATTGACGTAGTAGGGGGTATCCATAAACCAAGAGCCACCGGCCGCAGTCAGTTTAACATCTATGTCGGTCCTATCCTTGATATAGTCCTCGTAGAGTTTAGGAGTAATCCAAGATGAACCGAGGGTAAAGTCAATCAAGTGTGCAGGAATATCCATAGGGATAACTTTCTGCAATGCCTTGATATTGCCGTCATACTCTCCATTGTCGTTATTCGCTTCTGCCTGGCGCAACTTCTCACGGACATTTCCGCTAAGATACTGATAGGACAATTCCATTTGCTTTGTTGTCGGGTCCTCAAATCCGTATCCGTTTGAGATGATTTCTTTCTTTACGTCCTCAACGCTCCTGCCGAGTTGATTTGCAATGTATGGAACATCAATGCGCCCGAACTTGAACACACTTGCGATGATACCGTCCTTTACATTTGTCGGATTAGGCTCTTTCTCTTTTTCGACTACTCGCTGACTGAAAACATCGGCTTTGCCGAACTTCTGAACACGCTTGCCGGACTTGTCTCCGGTCTCCTCGTATTTTTCAAGAGAAAATACGTTTGCATAATCCACATCATTGTGGAGGAAAGAAATGGCGGTGTTCTTATTGAAATGTCCGTAGGTGGAGACAAAATCATCGTAAGACTTGTTGAGTTTGGCAAGCAAAGGCTTCAATCCGCTATCACTTTCGTTCTCTGTCTGATATTTGAGTACTTCTGCAAGCGCATCCTTGATTGCTGCGTATGCTTTGAAGCACTCCACTTTCGTGTGTCCCTTGACCTTATTGTCATTCACGGCAAGAGGGGAGTAGCCACCGATACCTGCAACGACAAGTTTGCCGTCCTTTACATACAGTTCTCCGAGTTTCCTGTCGTTTGCTGACTCGTCCGATACATACTCGTTTCCTGCCTTGTTGGTCTCATCAGATACGGCTGGCGTATCGCTTTCCTCCTTGAAAGAAGAAACGAAATCAGCAAGCATTCGCTCTTGGTTTTTTCCTTTTTCCGGATAGAGACCTTTGGCGGTAGGTCGGAATGTATCTCCCTGCTCGAATGCGAACTGCATTACACCTGCCATATTTTCGGGATGCTCCACGAAATATCGGTTGTAATCCATAGCAAGATGCTTGATGACGGGAACAGTCTGACCTTTTACCTTGCGAGTATCGCCTGTATCGTATTCCACCGAACGCTCACCGGCAATGGTGCTTACATCAATGGCATTGGATGATTTCCTGCCGTTCACACGCTTGCGTATGACGATGATGTCGGAAGTTACGCCTGTTCCTCCGAATGTCTTGTTGTTCATACGGAACGCACCGATGAAGTCCGCACCGCCCTCGCTGATAATCCAATCACGGAGTTGCTTGCTGTTGTCAAGTGTTCCGTTGGATGTGATGAAGATGCCCAAACCGCCCTCACGCAGTTTGCGCACGTTCTTGGCAATGCAGAAATCGTGGATGTTGTGGAATTTCTTCGAGAGGTCCTTGTCACCGGTGGTATCATTCACTCGCAGACCTGTAACGAAAGGAACATTGGTAATTGCCAAGTCCACACTCCCGTTAGGGATGCGTGTCTGCTCAAATCCCTGTATATCCACTTTTGCGTCTGGATATAGGAGCGAAAGGATATTGCCGGATGTGCCGTCAATCTCGATAGCGTGAATGTCGCTTCGCTCGCTGATATTGGCAGGCATTTGTCCCAAGATATTGCCGATACCGGCAGAACCCTCAAGAATGTTTCCACCCTTGAATCCCAATTGCTCTGCAATATCCCAAAGTGTATCTACGACATAAGCAGGTGTGTAGTACGCACTATTGGCACTCATTACGGCATCTTGATAGGCTTCTGCTCCTAAGATATTCTGCAACTGCGCAGAATACAGGCTGTCGCTGAAAGCCTTGCCGAGACCACCCCAACCGCTGAACTTGCGGAGTACCTGCATCTGTTTCTCAGTTGCCTGTTCACCACTGTCAATAAGTTGTTGAGCCAACTCAATAGCCTTGATATTGGCTTCAATTCGTGCATCTACCGAGGTCGGAGCGTGGTTCTCACCTCGTTCTGAATGATTGTTGTGAGAGTTCTTGTGCTCTGACGGAGCGAATTCTTCTACGGTGTCTGAAAGTCGAGGTCGCACAGACCTATCTGTCTCAACGCCTGTTCCTTTTCTTCCGGCGTTAAGTCCGCTTCCTTCTTGTGGTTCGCTTCCGCTATCTTTCTCAGAGCCTTCTGATAGTCTTTCTGCGTGTTTACCACCGTCGGCTGACAGTCCTTCGGAGCGAACTGCATCATTTCGTTGTAATCCATTTTCGTTGTCTTTAGAGTTTAATGTTTCTTCATTGAACAGACTACTGAATAAGTCAGCCACTTCTGTATGCGAAGATACGGATTTTTTCTTTTTAGTTGAATTCTTTGGCTGTTTATTTTCAGTAGCTTGCGTTACAGGAGACAAATCCGTCCATTCTGCCATTTCATACATTACAGGTGCTGATCCCGTATCAAGTACAGGTCTGCCATTGTCAATGTCGTATATGGTGGCTTCCTCGCCCTTATACATCACCTTGTCGCCAACCTTGAAAGGAATGGACGATTTCTTTTCCGCATTACTTTCGGAAAGTTTTTTCTCTTTTCTCCTTTCTGTATTTCGTTTGTTTATAATGTCTTTCTTGGCTTCGTCTGCCTGCTGCATCTTCTCCTGTTCGGAGACAACCATTTCAGCGGTGGCAAACGGGTCGGTGCTATTTTTGTCGAAGTTAGCTACATCGAACCGGCTCACCTCATCGTATGGTGTCATTTCGGCAGAAAGTCCGTTCTCTATAACTTCCGGCAGGTCTCGTGCGCCATTGTAGAATGCTTTGAGGTACGGACGGATAATATCGCCCAAGTCCGCAATCATTTTTTTGGAGAAGTCCGCAAAGGTCTTGATACCTCGGTCAATATGTCCTACTGCGAGTTCCATACCGATAGCAAGGATTTCTGGGTCAATGCCCATATTGAGCTGACCGCCCAACTTGTTGCGCAGTCTCTCTTTCAGTTCAGCCATTCTATCATCGCTGACAAGACCGAATGCTCCCTCATTTTTTGGTATCTCGGTTTCAACAGGAACGGAAACCTCTGCCGGCTTTTCTTCTTCCTTGACGGCAGGACCAGCAGGAATGCTGTCCTCATTGACCTTGCGAACATCCTGCAATGAAATCGGAGCTATATCCGAAAGGGTCTCTCCACTTTCATCCATAACAGCATCCACGAGTTGCTGCGCATCTTCTTCGCTACGCATCATAAATCCGGTCTGCTTGCTGTCATACCAGCCTTTCAGACCCTTTGCGAGTTCTTTTGCGCTGCGTAGTTCATCCTTTTTCAGTTCACGGGAGAATTTCACGAGCTGCATATCCAACACTTTGCCACGCTTGGTGGTGTATTGTGCCGGCTCAACAGTATATCCGGCTTCTGTGTTAGGGATTACAGTTGAGGTTTCAACATTCTTGACACTCTTGTATTCTGCAAAAGGCTTGGTCTTTCTATGGCTGCTGTTAATCCACTTCTCGAAGTCCTCCAAGAGAACTGAAGAACCGTCAATTCTGCGACCGGACGCCCATTCATCGTCATAGTTGCTCAAATAGGCGGCTTCGGCTTCTTCCTCATCGTTGAAGCCTAACATCACCTTATGTTCGTCAAACGTGCCGTCCTGGTTGTATTGGTCTATGATGAACACACGAGCACCATTCCACTCGTCTATGTTGTCAGAGAGGAATACGTCAATGTGGTCTCCGTCCACGCCCTCTGTGCCACGGATGTATCCGTAGGTGTTGTGCATTTCATTCTCCCACCTGTTACCCTGTGCATCGACACCACTACGGACAGAGCCTTTCGGATTCTCTATCGTGACATCGAAAGAACCGACTTGGACGTGTCCCTTTTTGTAGTTTCCTGCTTCTTTCTGAGCATCGCTTGGGTTTGTATTGACCTTGCTTTCTTCCTTTGCGATTTTTTCTCTTAATTCATTGCCATTCAGAGATAATTGACTACCTTTGTCAGTAGATAACTCCTTTTCAGTCGGATATTGAGCGAAATTGGGTCGCTTGAGAAGTGCCGATTGTTCAGGAGTTATTTCTTTACTCTCGTATATCACTTCTTCATTATTCGGAAGATTAGCATTATTCCTGCGACCGAACACGGTAGATATTGAATTGACTTCAATTTCCTTACCTGCATTTTTTACATCTACGCCCACAACGACAAACTCACCGCGTTGCGTCTGCAGAGTGGTGTAAAGTCTGTACGCATTCTCCTTGTCGGTAAGTTTGGCTATGGCAAAAGGTGATTGAAGTGCATTAGGAAGTTGCTCCCAATCACTTTCTGTCAATGCGTGAGAATTGTCTTTTCCTATATGGCGGGCAATAACGCCATACTTGATAGTGAATTTATCTCCTCTCAGACCGAGGTCTTGCATAAATTTCGGGGTATTTCCAACCTCGAAGAATTTCATACTAAATAGCTTTGACGCTACATCTTTGCCCTTTGTGTAGAGCGTCTTTACTACATCAAGCAGAGACGGAGAGAAATTTTCTCTTACTTCACCGCTTCCGCTTTCGTTTTCAGTTCCTCCTGTATTATCGG